GGCGGCGGCGGAGGCCGCGCTGGCCGGAACGCCGCTGGCGCTGGCCGAGGGCCGGCTTCTGGAACTGGTTCTGCTGCGCGCGCGCGCGCGGCGCGGAACGTCACCGGCGCGGCGGAAGATCGAGATGATCTTTCGCGCGCTGGTGGATCACACGGCAACCTGAGGAACGGAGGCAGCGATGGCAGCCCAGAACGGCAAGGATCTTCTGATCAAGATCGACATGGACGGGACCGGCATGTTTCAGACCGTGGCGGGCCTGCGCGCCACCCGGATCAGCTTCAACGCCGAGACGGTGGACGTGACCAGCCTGGAGAGCCAGGGCGGCTGGCGCGAATTGCTGGCCGGGGCCGGCGTGCGGTCGGCGTCGCTGTCAGGCTCTGGCGTGTTCCGCGACGACGAGACGGACGGCCGGGCGCGGGAGATGTTCTTCGCCGGGATGATGCCGGATTTCGAGGTCTGGATACCGGATTTCGGCATCGTGAGCGGCCCGTTTCAGATCACCTCGCTGGAATATGCCGGCAGCCATGACGGCGAGGCGACCTATGAGTTGTCGCTGGCTTCGGCCGGTGCGCTGAGCTTTGCGTCGCTGTGATGGCCAACCCCTATGCGGGCGAGGTCCTGCTGCAGATCGACGGGGTGCCGCACCGCCTGAAGCTGACGCTCGGGGCGCTGGCGGAGCTGGAATCGCAGCTCGACAGCGGCGGTCTCGTCGATCTGGTGGAACGGTTCGAGCAGGGCGCGTTCAGCACCCGCGATGTGCTGGCGTTGATCGTGGCGGGGTTGCGCGGCGGCGGTTGGCAGGGGCGGGCCGAGGATCTGCTGCGCGCCGAGATCGCCGGCGGGCCGATCGCGGCCGCACAGGCGGCGGCCCTGCTGCTGGCGCGGGCGTTCTGCCCGCCTGAGCCGGCATGACGCCGCTCGACTGGCCTGGCCTGATGCGGGCCGGGTTGCAGGGGCTCAGGCTGCGCCCGGCCGATTTCTGGGCGCTGACCCCCGCCGAACTGATGCTGATGCTGGGGGCGGATGCGCCGGCGCGGCCGCTCGACCGTGCCGCGCTGGAGACCCTGGCGCGGCAATTCCCCGATGTGACGGGAGATCATCGCGATGGACATTGACGAGATCGACGACTTCGACCGGCAGGTGGATGCGCTGGCCGGCACTCTGGCCGGGGCGCAGAACGTGGCCTCGACCTTTGCCGGGGAGCTGGCGCAGATCCGCACCACGATGGCCGATACCAGCCGGCAGGTGACGACGCTGTCGAATGGCATCGGGCGCGGCCTGCGCGGCGCCTTCGACGGGCTGCTGTTCGACGGGATGAAGCTGTCGGACGCGCTGTCGAAGGTGGGCCAGTCGATGCTGAGTTCGGCCTACGCCTCGGCGATCAATCCGGTGACGAAGCATGTCGGCCGGATCATGGGCAGCGGGATCGAGGCGGCGATCGGTGCGGCGATGCCGTTCGCCGATGGCGGCGGCTTTGCCCAGGGCCGGGTGATGCCGTTCGCCGACGGTGGCAGTTTCACGCAAGGGCGGGTGATGCCGTTCGCGCGCGGCGGGGTGGTGACCGGCCCGACCACGTTTCCGATGCGCGGCGGCACCGGGCTGATGGGCGAGGCGGGGCCGGAGGCGATCATGCCGCTGACCCGCAGCGCCGACGGACGGCTGGGCGTCAGGGCCGAGGGCGGCGGCGGGCGGCCGGTGCAGGTGGTGGTCAACGTCACCACGCCGGATGTCGAAGGGTTCCGCCGCAGCCAGAGCCAGATCGCCGCGCAGATGGGCCGCGCGCTGGGCCGCGGCCAGCGCAATCGCTGACAGGGCAGGGCAGGGAGACGATCATGGGCTTTCACGACGTGCGGTTTCCGACCACGCTGAGCTTCGGCTCGGCCGGGGGGCCTGAGCGGCGCACCGAGGTGGTGACGCTGGCCAACGGCCATGAAGAGCGCAACACGCCTTGGGCGCATTCGCGGCGGCGCTACGATGCCGGGCTGGGGGTGCGGTCGCTGGATGACGTGGCGGTGCTGATCGCGTTCTTCGAGGCGCGGCGGGGCCGGCTGAACGGGTTCCGCTGGAAGGACTGGACCGATTTCAAGAGCGGCCTGCCCTCGGCCGGGATCACGCCGCTGGATCAGGTGATCGGAACCGGCGACGGCGTCGCCCGGAGTTTCCAGTTGCGCAAACGCTATGTTTCGGCGGCGCAGAGCTATGACCGGCCGATCGCCAAGCCTGTGGTGGGCACGGTCGCGGTCGCCATCGATAGCTTGACGCAGGACCCCGCCGGCTACGCCGTGGACGACGCAACGGGCATGGTGAGCTTCGATGTTGCGCCGGGCGTCGGCGCGACGGTAACGGCGGGGTTCGAATTCGACGTGCCGGTCCGGTTCGACACCGACCGGATCATGGTTTCGGCGGCCTCGTTCGAGGCGGGCGACGTGCCCGACGTGCCGGTCGTGGAGGTGCGGACATGAGCGCAATCGATCCCGGCCTGCAGGCGCATCTGGACGGCGGCACCACGACGCTGTGCCGCTGCTGGCGGGTGACGCGGAAGGACGGCGTGCGCCACGGCTTTACCGATCACGACATGGATCTAGGGTTCGATGGCACCACGTTTCGCGCCAATACCGGGCTGACCGCCGAGGCGCTGGCGCAGACCACGGGGCTGTCGGTGGACAACAGCGAGGCGATGGGCGCGCTGAGCGACGCCGCGATCACCGAGGCCGACATCGTCGCCGGGCGCTATGACGGCGCGGCGGTGGAGGCCTGGCTGGTGAACTGGCAGGCGCCGGAGCAGCGGTCGCTCAGGTTCCGCGGCAGCCTTGGCGAGATCGAGTCCGGCGGCGGGGCGTTCCGGGCAGAGTTGCGCGGGCTTGCCGAGGCGCTGAACCGGCCGCGCAACCGGGTCTATCAGGCACTGTGCGACGCGGCCTTCGGCGACGCCGCGTGCGGGATCGACACGAGCGATCCGGCCTATCGGGTGGAAGCCGTGGTCGCCGCCGTAATCGGGCCGGAGGCGTTCGATCTGTCCGGCCTCGGCCCTTATCCGCCGGGCTGGTTCGAGCGCGGCCGCTGCGACGTGCTGGACGGCGCGGCGGCCGGGCTGACCGCGCGGATCAAGGGCGATCTGCGGGCTGTGGGCGGCGCGGCGCGGATCACGCTGTGGGAGGCGCTGCGCGCGCCGCTGTCGGTGGGCGACCGGGTGCGGCTGATTGCGGGCTGCGACAAGCGGCTGTCGACCTGCCGCGACCGGTTCGGCAACGTCGCCAATTTCCGCGGCTTTCCGCATGTGCCGGGGGACGACTGGATCATTGCGGTGCCGAAATCCGGCGGCCGCCATGACGGCGGGCGGCGGACATGAGCCGGCCGGTGGCGGAGCGGGCGGTGGCGATCGCCCGGCGCTGGATCGGCACGCCCTATCGGCATCAGGCCAGCGCGGAGCGGCATGGCTGCGATTGTCTGGGGCTGGTGCGCGGGATCTGGCGCGAGATCCACGGCGCCGAACCGGTGGCGGTGCCGGGCTACAGCGCCGACTGGTCCGAGCCGCAGCGCGACGAGGCGCTGTGGCAGGCAGCGGCAGTGCATCTGGTCGAGCGGCCTGCGGCGGCGGGGTCGATCTTGCTGTTCCGCATGCGGCAGGGCGCGGTCGCCAAGCATGTCGGCGTGATGACCGATGACGGCGCGGCGCCGCGTTTCGTCCATGCCTATCAGGGGCATGGCGTGATCGAGAGCCCGCTGAGCCTGCCGTGGCGGCGCCGTGTCGTCGCGGCCTTCGACTTTCCGGAGGAGACTTCCTGATGGCAACCATCGTCCTGTCGGCAGTCGGCGCCTCGTTCGGAGGCGCCCTTGGCGGATCGGTCCTGGGCCTGTCCGCGGCGGTGATCGGCCGCGCGGCCGGCGCGACGCTGGGCCAGTTGATCGACCAGCGCCTGATGGGCGTCGGGTCCGACGTCGTGTCGCGGGGGCAGGTGGACCGGTTCCGCCTGACCGGTGCCGGCGAGGGTATGGCCGTGGCGCAGGTGCACGGCCGCACGCGGGTGTCCGGCCAGGCGATCTGGGCCTCGAATTTCCTCGAACGCAGCCATAAGACGTCCGGTGGCGGCAAGGGCGCACCATCGGGCCCCTCGA